CAATCCAATAACGATATGAATCACCATAGTATTTGTGTGCAATAATTTCTGGTGTATCACCTTCTTGTATATCATAGGAATAATAAATCAATGGATCTTTAAGTATTTCTGGTATAATACTTATACGAGCCAATAAATTAGTATAGACGGACGACACCCCGTTTTGTGTGTAGATAACTTTTGGTAGAGTATCGAAATATTGCATTTTTAATATCCTTGAGCAATTTTTTTCTTGTCAACAAGTTCAATTTCTTTGAAGTTCATTGTCAATGTTGTTTGTACTGGTGCACCATCGGTGTGTGCTGACCATCCGTTAGGAGCATAATTGACATCAATACTTTCAATAATACTTTCTGTTACTCTAGAAATACCCGTATTTGTTTTGCCATTGTATAAAAAATCTATACTAAGTGTGCTGGGCGGAATAAAAAACATACCAAAAGCCGCATCTGTTATTCTTGGCATTGAAGCTTCTTTAAATAATGTAATTATTTTTTTCACATCTTCTGCCTCTTGTTGAGAATATGGTGTAAATGTGAACGCCAATTGATACGACCTAAAATCAATGGAATCAAATAATAATTGATTCAATGGATTTAAAGCTAGACCTTGTGTTGATAATGCCAATCGAGTAACATTAGATTGAATGGCTGCTGTAATATTTTTTGCTGCATTTTTAAATAAAATACCACCGGCTTGAATTAGTGTATTTCTTAATCCTAAGTTAGTATGTGTTGCAGTATATTGAAAATTTACTGTATCTGGCATATACAATGCCACCGTGGCCACTTGCCTTTTTTCTCTCTTTGTAAGGCTTAAGTTTGCATTAGACGCAATCTCTTTGGCAACAGAACCAACATCTGTTACAGTTTTTGTTATTGCACCACCTAAATTTGCAAAAGCTGCAGCTGTGCCTTCTCGAGCAGCATTAGAAGTTTCATTAGCTAAATTGCCAAAAGTACTGGTCAAATCAGTTTGATATGAAATTGGTTTTGGCTCATTAATTGTGAATTTAATGGCGTGGCCTTTGGTGGCTGAACCTAAATCTCTAGGATACTGATAGTTTGCCATTTTATACTTGCTATCAAACAAAGCACCTAAAGGACCTTTTGTTGCAGTACCGGGTATGGTTACCCCGCCAATTGAGGTTGGAATTGAAATGATGGCCATTGATTTCTCTTTTTAGATTGAACATACATATTTATATGGCTTACCAAGGAATATTCAGACCAAAGAATCCTAAAAAATATATTGGGAATTCAAATAACATTGTGTATCGCTCTTCATGGGAATGTAGAGTGATGAATTGGTTCGACCAGAACGAGGACATTATATCATGGGCAAGTGAAGAATTGATTGTTCCTTATAAATCTCCAATAGATAATCGTTTTCATCGTTACTTTCCAGATTTCATAGTAAAAGTGAAAACCAGAGATGGAACCGTGAAAACGTTGATGATAGAAGTTAAGCCAAAGAAACAAACCGTACCACCAGAACCAAGAAAACGAATCACTAAACAATACATAACTGAAGTTACAACATATGGAGTCAATCAAGCCAAATGGAAAGCCGCTCACGAATATTGCTTAGACCGTGGTTGGGAGTTCAAAATAATGACCGAAGAACATCTAGGACTGTAACTAAATACTTTAATGGAATCTAAACTTACACAATTAGCCAATGCACGTCCAGCTGATATGCAGATGGGCTCAAAAAAATCACTTGAATGGTTGAGCCAGAAGATTGCTGAATTGCGAGGTACTTCAAACATACCCGCAGGTATGAGCCGTGAAAAATTTAGACAAGTGGATAATTTCAGATTGGGTAAATTGTATTGTTTTTACTACGATCCAAAAGGTAAAGAAAGTTTGCCATATTATGACCGTTTTCCAATGGTATTGGCAATCGAGAAGTATAATGATGGTTTTTTAGGCCTAAACCTTCATTATTTACCATTTAATTATCGGCTGGCATTTTTGGGTAAATTACTTAAATTTGCGGTCCAAGGCGAACCAGGAGAAATTGACAGGTTGAGAGTCACCTATGATATTTTAGTCGCCTCCAGGCGTCTTAAAGAGTTTCGGCCTTGTATTAAACGCTATCTTGCTGGTCACATCCAGTCAAAGATACTTGCCATCCAACCTAATGAGTGGGATATTGCCGCTTTTCTGCCGTTACAGCAGTTTAGAGGTGCCAATTCTGAAAAAGTGTGGCAAGAATCACTAGAAGAAATAAGGAACTAAAATGGCAGGCAGCATTAGCGAATTTAAATCAAGTTTTCGTGGAGACCTAGCAAGACCACATAAATTTGATGTCAATGTTAATATTCCTTTGGTATTAATACCATACGTTGCTGGCGCACGGTCATTAAATTTTCGTTGCGAGAATGCTCAACTGCCAGGTAGAACGCTTGCCACCACAGAACAAAAAACATATGGACCAATTGAAAAGTTTCCATATCTAAACACCTACAGTGATATAGATTTAACATTTATTGTTGATGATGACATGCAACAGAAAATATTATTTGATGCTTGGTTAAACTTTATCAATCCGTTGTACAACAACAATATTCGTTACAAACAAGAATATGCAACCATATTAACAATTAATCAATATGATGTAACCAATAAAGTATCATATTCTATTAATTTGTATGATGCTTTTCCTGTTTCTGTAAATCAAATGGATTTAGATTGGAGTGGTGATGGTTATCATAAACTTAATGTAACTTTTGCTTATACATACTGGCAGAATAATTCTATACAAGCACTTGGTATGCAGTTTGTTGATGCTGGTATTGCTGCTGTATCAAGCATTTTAAATGGTGGAGTAGAACCAACTCAATTTGGCATAAGTCCTCCAGATCAATCAGCATCTTTTAGTGCTGAGGCTTTACGAGAAAGAACTACAAATTTAATATGATTATATAAGGAGTTATTATGGCTTTACCAAAACTTGATGTACCAATTTATGAACTTGAGTTGCCTTTATCTAAAAAGAAAATTCGTTATCGTCCTTTTCTTGTAAAAGAACAAAAGAATTTATTGATGGCCATTGAATCTTCTGATTCAAATACTGTGCAACAAAGTGTTCGAGATATTTTAAACAACTGTACAATTACAGAAGGTGTTGATATTGATAAGTTGCCTATTATTGATATCGAATATTATTTTATCAATCTAAGAGCCAAATCTGTAGGTGAAGTGGTTGAATCAAAATATAAGTGTAATAATATTGTTGATGATAAAGAATGTGGTAATATTATGGAAAAGAATATTGACTTAACTAAAGTTCAAGTTACGTTTCCAGAAAATGCAAAATCAGAGATTCAACTTACACCAAAGATTTCAATCAAAATGAAATATCCTGAATTTAGTGTGGTTAAAGATTCTTTAAAGTATGAAGATATTAGTCAAGTGACCTTTAATATGATTGCCCAATCGATTGAATATATTTACGATGGTGAACAATTTTATTACGGCCATGAGGCACAACCTGGCGAAATGTTAGAATTTGTAGAAGGTATGAACCAAGAACAATTCTCTAAAGTAGAAAAGTTTTTAGAGAATCTACCAAAATTAAAAGAAGATGTGAATATCACCTGTAGTAAGTGTGGCTTCAACCACACGATAGAGGTGGAAGGGTTAGAAAGTTTTTTCGGTTAACATTTCGTCATGACAATCTGAGTAATTATTATAAAACAAATTTTGCTTTAATGCAACACCACAAATATAGTTTGACCGAACTTGAAAATATGTTACCTTGGGAAAGAGATATTTACATATCTTTGTTAATTTCGTATATTGAAGAAGAAAATCAAAAAATTAAAGAAAGACAAAGAAAATAGTAAATGGATTACCAAAAAGCCAAAGATGTTAGAGGTAAATCTTTTTCATCACTACTGATAGACAATATTGTTGGAGGTGGTGGTGTTGGTTCGTCTTTAAGTAAAACGGTTTCAGAAAAAACTCAAGCAAACGTCAAAGGCATCAAACAGGCTTTTGATCCATTACAAATTGCCAAAACTTTAACTTTTGGTAGTAATTTGGCACCAGCATTATTAGGTCGTGCAATGGGTCGTAGTAAAGGAGATATTAAGTTTTTTACTGGTAGGACTAGAAAAAGACGTTCTGCATTTGCAAGTGCACTAGATAATTCTGCTTCTGGTATTGGCCAAGCAAATCCTGCTGTCGAGGCTTTAGGTAACATTTACGATCTATTGGTTGAAAAAGATGAATTAAGAAAACAAGAAATACTCGATAGAGAAAAAGAATCTAAAAATGAAGAAGATTATGCTGAGTTTGTTAATCAAGAATTAATTAAAGCATTAACTGCTCGTAGAAAACCTTCTAAAGAAAAAAAACAATATCGTGATGAAAAAGGCAGGTTTGCTAAAGAACCTCCT